AAGATGCAATTCCGGGAAGGACGATGTGCGATGATTGCCTTGGACTGAAAAGAGCCGAAAACAAAGAGCGCAGGAAATCACCAAAAGTACAGGACGCTATGCAAGCGTACAGAAAACGACATTGGCAGGAACGGCTTGAACAGGGACTTTGCCCTCGATGTGGAAAGCCTTTATATGCAGGGCATAAACTTTGCTATGAATGTGTTCTAAAGAACAGGCGCAGGGGACAGCAATATAGGGATGACAACCCACGCACATTAAAAGAAAGTTGGAAGAAAGCCGGGCTGTGCCTTAAATGCGGGAAGCCCAGAGTAAAAGACAAAATGTTCTGTGAAGAACACTATCTAAACGCATTGCAAAATATTGAGAAAGCGAGGATTGCAAGTGGCTGGACGGGCGATTACCACCATCGAAAATATTTCACCAAGCGATACTCTGATTGACTTCTCCGACCCCTGTTTGCGCCAATTCCTGCCTGTCCTTCTGCAAGACCACACGACAGGTAAGAACATTATCTGGGCGACAGACCCGCCACCTGAACTGGGCGTGGGCTTTGCAGATGAAATCACGCTGGAACAGCTAGGCAAGGTTCAGCTTGTCCCTCGTGTGCAGAAACGGCTTGCGGAGCAGAAGAAGCGCACAGGCAAAAAAGCAGAGGTGTTTACGCCGTCATGGGTTTGCAACGATATGAACAATATGCTGGACGAGGAGTGCAAACAAGCCGATTGGAAAGAATACATCAATCACAGCGTGCTGGAAGTCACTTGCGGTGAAGCACCGTTCCTTGTGAGCCGATACGACACGGTGACAGGGAAGATGATTGACGCGCCTGACAGAATCGGCTTGCTGGATAGAAAGCTTAAAGTCGTAACCGAGCATTGCCCCGAATACAGCCTATGGCTCAACTACGCAATCAACGCCTATATGAGTACATACGGCTACGAGTGGCAAGGAGATAACTTGCTTCTGGCACGGTGCAATCTATTCCTCACACTGATGGAAAACTTCCGTTTGCTGTTCGGCAATGAAATCGAAAACCAGCAAATGTCACCAGTTCTGATTGACTGCGTTGCCGATGTTATCTCGTGGAACATCTGGCAGATGGACGGTCTGAAAAAGACTGTGCCCGGCACGGACATTCCGTGCAAAATCAAAGACTGGAAAGCTGGCAAAGAAGTCCTGTTTATGGACGTTGGAAAGGAGAGCTAATGCAGACTGACAGAGGAATTTACCACAAGCGAGTGTGCGACCGCTGCGGATTCAAGCTGGATGGCAAGACCTACAACGCAGACGAACTGTTCACAGGCTGGGGCTGGCGCAATGACACTGGCGACCTTTGCCCGGACTGCTATGCAGAGTACAAGCGAGTGATAGTACGATTTAATGCCGGAAGAAGGAGAGCGAGAAGATGACCGACTACAGAATTTATCAGTGTAAGCGGTGTGGCAAAGAAATTGTTGCAAAAGATATTGAAACGCTTAGAACTGGGCAACTTGAACGCATTTTATCGGCAGAAAGCAATACACTGTTTGCCTTTGAACGTTACGGAATGATTCATCACTGCCAAAAGAAAAGTGTTGGCGTTTGCGAATTGATTGGATGGGAGGCAGAGGAATGACCTACTGCACCACCGAACACTGCTCTTGCATTGGCATCCAACAGTTCGCCGATGGCAAAGCAATCAGATGCACGGCAGATACCTGTGAGAACAAAACAGAGCCGTCCTGTGGCTCTTGCAAATGGTACACAGAGCCAGAGGGCGTATGCGTGAACGACCAGTCAGAACACGTTGCAGACTTCGTGTGGGATGAACGTGGATGCAAAGAATGGGAGAAGAAAGATGACAGCAGGGGAGAAGATTAGAAAGCGCAGACTTACGCTGAACCTCAAACAAAAAGACCTTGCACGGTTGATGGGGGTTCGAGTTTCGTATATCAGCATGGTGGAGAATAACCACAAGGGATGCAAAGATACAGGGCTTGAAAAGTTTGCGATTGCTCTTGACTGCAACGTGTCCGACCTGAAATCAGATGTGCCCAAACTCATGATTGACCCATCCGTTGATCGTTTCGGTGCAGTCTGCAACTGCGCTGTGCGTTACTGCTTGGGCAGACGGTCATATATGCCGAGCCTTGTCTGTGGTTATCTGACACCGTTACTGTCCGAACTGGACGATAACACGCTGGCTTGCTTTGAACGTGACATTGCAGAGCGCAAGAGAGACGGATTCAGCTTCGGCGATGCTTGCGACTATGAAACGTGGGAGCAGTTCTATAAAGCAGTTTGCAAGGAGATTGATAAGAGAGAGTATGTTTAGAGACATAGTATTCGAAATTAAAAAGAAAGCGATACACAAGCATACTGAATATATCATTAGAGAAATAACAAGGTTCAAAGAAAAAAGCGAAATGATGAAAGACGGAGGAAACATCGACTTTTTTAAGGGGTCATGCGAAACGTGCGATGCTCTTATTTGGATAATCAAAAAAAGCGAAAACGGATATATTGCGGCTATGGAATTTGGAGACGAGGACAATGTCTAACACACTCTGGCATCCAGCAAGCGAGAAACCACGAGAGCGGACACAGCCTTTGTTGCTTGCGACTAAGACCGTGTGGCGTGATAAAGATGGAAAAATGTTGCAAGGCTTCTCGCCGACAGCATACTTTCTCGGTTGTTACGCAGACGGTCAGTTCTGGGATGAAATAGGCGAAAGGTTGCCGAAAGATGTAACGGTGACGCATTGGATGGCGTTTCCGATGATATAGGAAAGGAGCAAGGATGGACAAAAAACGTGACAGCTTTGTATTCAGGCGAAACTACTTTGAAGCGATTTCTGCGCTCAAAAATAAAGAGAAACTTGAACTTTACGATGCAATTTGTGGATACGTTTTTGAAGAAAACGAACCCACTTTTAATTCAAAAAAAGCAGAATCTTGTTTCATTTTGATTAAATTCTTACTCGATAGAGAACAAGAAAGAAGCGATATTGCGTCAAAAGGTTGGTCTACACGAAAGTCATCTCATCGTCATATCAAAAATGACATGAACGTCATCTCATCTATGACATCAAAGTCAACTGACGATGAACGCATAGTATCAGCTGACAATCAGATGAACGTCATGGCATCGTCTGAAAGCACCGTCAAGAAGAAACCTGACATCTTCTCCGACTTTGCCGGTGGCGATGAAGAACTCCTGAAGTCCCTGCGAGAATTTGCGCAGATGCGCACGAGAATCAAGAAAC